GCACACATTATTGGGGGTGGCGGAGGAGCATTTTTTAATGCATCCCCTAATGGTCCACCTAATGGTCAGGGAGCAAAAGGTGGTTATGGTATTTTTCATACTACAATAACACAACCGTATTCTGTGCCTTTTACAATAGGAGCTTCAGGCAATAACGGTGGTAACAACGTAGGCTCTGGCGGTGCTACAAATTTTGGAGGCCCTAACGGACACACTGCAAACGGAGGAAGTGGACACCCAGGCTCAAGCCCCGGAACTTTTGGACCTTCAACTCAGGGCACAGACATGACACCAGCATATACCAATTCAATAGCAGCTAGATCATTTGTTTTTGGTTATTCTACTTATGTGCAAAATGGTGAAACAGGTGGCTTTTTTGGTACAGGAAGTCGATCAGGTAACCCAGCTGCTGCTTCATCCCCTCCTTCCACACAATCGTCACCAGCCACAATAAATACTGGTCGTGAAGGTGGTATAGTAATTTACGAAGATATAGCAGGATAATAAAATGGCAGCTACAATAATTCACAATAATGAAAACGTGCTTAAGATTGCTCCTCCAGGAGTTAATCCTTCAGATATTGTACCTAACGCTTCACAATACACACTTACGGAAATTAGTGATGCAGATTGGGATTGGATTGCTCAAGGTAATGGTTTCAGTTTTGATGGAACAACTTTTACACAAGAACCTCCAATAACAGTTGATAGAGTTTTAGAAAATTGGAGAGAAGATATAGATAGATATATTACATACTTACAAGAAAAAGTAGTAATGCATCCAGTTAATCAACCAGATGCTAATAATGCGTTAAATATACTCCAAGGTTTAGATAGAGATACGCTTCCTACAGTAAATCACCATATTGAAAAAATTCTTGCTGAAGCAGGGACACCTATTCGTCCATACATATCTTACAAATAATAATTGTAATTTTTTATTGATTCGAATATAAGAATCATAATGATCTATAACAATATTAAATTTAAAGCTAACCCGATAGTTATACAAACAAGTAAAGATCAGAATATTTTACCACAACCAATAAAACTTAATATTCCAAAATGGTTTAAATCCTTAAATCATGGAACAGAATTAAAAACAATAAAAGGATGCATACCTTTTTTAGAAACATTACAAACAGGATATCTAATAAGGAACTATCAAGATACTCACATTAAACATAATATTGTCACTGAGTTTGATATGGGTGGTGGAGACAAAAAGCATGGTAAAGGTTTAGTGGAATACGCAATTACTCATCCTTACCTTGGAGAGAATTTAAATATAGCTCAAAATCCGCAGCTACATACACCTGAACAACTTGGAGATTCTCCTTTAGTGAAAAAAAATAAAAATTTAGAATTTCACAAATTTTTAAATCCTTGGATAATTGAAACACCTCCTGGTTATTCTTGTCTTTTTACAGCACCTTTAAACAATAGAGACGATAGGTTTGAAATAATCTCTGGAATAGTATCAACAGATAATTATTATAATCATGTTAACTTCCCTTTTACTCTCAATGGTGATAAATATGAACAAATAGATACTATTATTAAAATGGGAACACCTGTGGCGCAAGTTATACCTTTCAAACGAGAATCTTGGACTCACTCGATAGAGCCTGTAAATGTGCAAAAAAAGCTGAGTGTAATTAATACTATTCAAGCCAGTTTCTTATATGCTTATAAAAGATTTTTTTGGAGAAAAGCAAAATGGAAATAAAAGATTTAATAAAAGTATATGATCAAGCTATATCTGAAAGTGATGTAAATAAAATTGTTATGTATGCTAAAAGCACTGATAACTATGAGACAGGTAAAGTTGGGAACGATAAAGGTGTAGATAATCCAAAACTTAGAAAAGTTTTTATTCATCCAATAAATCCTATAAGTGAAAGTATGACACAAGCTTTTATATATAATTATTTAAAAACAATTTTTTTTAATCATTATTTTAAATATAGGCAAGATACCGGATCTACTTTCGATATGTTACATTTAAATGAAATGTCTATTTTAAAATATTTACCCGGTAATTTTTTTAAGCCACATTTTGATGCTGGTAAGACACCTATTAGAAATATGAGTTTTATATTATTTTTAAATAATGATTATGAAGGTGGTGAATTAAGTTTTTTTAATCCTGACTGTAAAACAAATGAATATACGGTAGATGTAAAACCAGGCAGATTAATTGTTTGGCCTAGTTATTGGATGTTTCCACATGGAGTAAAACCAGTAACAAAAGGTATAAGATATGCCATAGTTTCTTGGGGGGAATAATGGAAGGTAAATATAAAAAAATAGAAAATTTTGTAACGAAAGAAGAATTAAATCTTTTGAAAAATTATTGTAAAATCGTGCATAGATTAAATTGTACTGAGTTTGACAATCAATGTGGACACGCTACTACAGGTTACTACGGTCACCCTGTCATGGAAGCTTTAATGATTAAACAAACGAAGAAGATTGCTGAAATTGTAGGTAAGAAAGTAATGCCAACTTATTCATATTGGAGATCATACACTATGGGAGATATATTACCAAAACATAAAGATAGACCTGAATGTGAGTATAGTGTCACTTTAATGATTGACTCTTGTGGTACTGAGTGGCCAATATTCTTAGATGGTACACCTATAAATTTAAAACCAGGCGATGGTATTGTTTATAAAGGTTGTGAAGCTTGGCACTGGAGAGAAACCTTCAAAGGGGACTATCATGCGCAATGTTTTTTGCATTACTACGATCCAGAAACTAATAAAAAAGCCAAAGCTGTAGATGGACGAGTGTTGTGGGGCATGCAAAAAAATATATATACAAATGCCAATAAATAAATTAGTTAGCACAAAATTAGAAAGACCCGCTTTAGCCTTCAATTTGAACGTAGTATAAAGATTTTAAGGTGTTTACCCTTTATTTATTTATCAATCTTAAAGTGTTATAATTCATTATGCCTTTAGCAAAAGTAAACATAGCACCAGGATTTGATAAACAATCTACACCCTCCGATGCAGAGGGGCGTTGGGTAGATGGAGACAATGTTAGATTTAGATATGGTGAACCTGAAAAGATCGGTGGTTGGTCAGCTTTGGTTGATAATAAATTAGTGGGTGCAGCAAGAGCACAACACGTTTGGTCAGCAACAAACGGTAAAAGATATGCTGCTATAGGCACAGACAAAGTTTTAATTATTTATTATGAGGGTGCCTTTTACGATATTACTCCTTTAGAAACAGACAATTTTTCGACTGGCGCAAACATTACAACGACCAACGGATCAGCGACAGTTACAATTACCACAAGCTCAGCACACAATTTAGAAGTTGGAGAGATAACAACATTTGCCAATGCAGGCTCCTTTACAGGTGCAAACACAGATTTCACCGCAACCGATTTTGATGACAAATTATTTGAAGTGCAAACAGTTCCAACCATAACAACTTTTACTATAACTATGCCATCTGCTGAGTCTAAGTCAGGTGTAACCAACGATGGTACTTTAGATGTAAATCCATACGAACCTGTAGGTCCTTTAAATCAAAGCTATGGATATGGTTGGGGTACTTACTTATGGGGCGGTCGAACTGTGGCTCAAATAACAACAACGATGAACAACGGAGGGACATTAGCCTCTGGAACAACGTCTCAAGTAATTTTGACTGATGCAAGTAATTTTCCAAGTTCAGGCACAATAAGAATTGGATCAGAGGACATAGCTTATGCTAGTAAAAACTCTAATACTTTACAAACATTAAGCCGTGGACAAAACGGAACCACTCCTGCAAATCACTCTGATGGTTCAACTGTAACAAACATCACTGAGTATATTGGTTGGGGTGACGCGTCTACAGCAGCTGGTGTGGCTATAGATCCTGCAAACTGGTCATTAGATAATTTTGGAAATATATTAATAGCTACAGTTCATAATGGTAAAACTTTTACTTGGGACGCAAGTGCTAGTAATCAATTACAAACAAGAGCTGTTGTTGGAACAGGTATGCCGACAAAATCCGTAATGACTATAGTTTCTGACAGAGACAGACATTTGTTTCATTTGGGAACAGAAACAACAATTGGAACAGCCACTTCTCAAGATAAAATGTTTATAAGATTTTCTGATCAAGAAAATAAAAGTGACTATGCCCCGACATCAACCAATACTGCAGGAACTTTTAGATTAGATGACGGCACGCAAATAATCGGAGCATTCAAAGGAAAAGATTATATTTTTGTGTTAACAGATACCGCCTCATATGTAATACAATTTGTTGGACCACCTTTTACTTTTTCAATTCTCAAAGTAGGCTCAAACAATGGTATGTTAGGTCAACACGCTGGTGTGTTTGCTAATGGTGCTGTGTATTGGATGGGTCGTACCGGAGGATTCTATGTCTATGACGGAACTGTTAAATCTTTACCTTGTTTAGTTGAGGATTTTGTTTTTACAACAAACGGAAACAACCCTGGAATAAATTTTAATTCAGGTCAGTTAGTCTATGCAGGAATAAATGAATTATATTCTGAAATCAATTGGTTTTATGCTACGGCAAATTCACAGGTCATTAACAGAGTTGTGACTTATAATTTCGCAGAGAGGGTTTGGACTACAGGAACTTTAGATAGAACAACTTGGGTAGGATCGACTGTTTATGAACAACCTTACGCAACAGATTTTAATTCAGGAGATACTCCAACTTTCCCTGTTGTTAGTGGAGTATCAAATGGAGCAACTATTTACTATGAACATGAAAGAGGTATAAATCAATCTAACGGAGATGGTACTGAAACGGCTATAACTTCTTTCATAAAATCAGGAGAGTTTGATCTAAATGGTAGACAAGGTGTGCCTGGTGATGGAGAGTTTTTGATGAGTATTA